ACATTAGATTTTGACGCATTGGACGCATTGGTTAACACAATTCCGGAAGAAAAGGATACTACTGTAGGAACAGGAAAGACAGGAACAATTACAGCAGTTGAAATTAAGCAAACTGCTAGTGGTGATAATCGCCTTGCTTTGACAATCGACGTTGACAACGAGGGACTTGCCTTTGACGGGTTCATGTTGACAGGTAAAGGCTTGCCTATTATGTTTAACCAATTGAAGCGATTAGGTATTACACGAAATGAAAACGAGGGTATGAAGTCATTCTTATCACGTGTGATCAAGGAACTTAAGGGAAAGCATGTAACATTTGATATTGTTGAAAACGCACAAGGATATCAAAATGTTAAGAAGATGGCACCAGCTCCAGAAGTGATCGAAGTTGAAGAAGATGATGACGACTTATTCCCATTTGAATAATTAATAGTTTAGGCTACTGAAATAATCGGTAGCCTTTTTATTATTCTTAAGGTTCATTTAAGTTTCGGTTGATATAATTATCGCTGGAGGTAGCTAAATGGAAATATATGTATATGATTTTGAAGTCTATCCTGACATTTGGTTTGTGGGTATTGAAGACGTCAGAACAAGAAAGAAGACTCACATAATCAACGATAAAAACCGGCTTATGAAGTGGTTAGAGTATAGTAAAACCAACGGTTTTTTATTGGCTGGATTTAATACAGCACATTATGATTCACTTATCACAACTGCAATTTTAAACGATAAAGATCCATTCATCGCTAGTCAGAAGATTATTGATAATGAAAACCCTTATCGGTATGTTGGTAGGCGTCGAGTTAAGTATCAACCTATGGAAGTTGATGTATCACAAGAATTCATGGGTTCACTGAAAGAATTCGAGGGTTGGTCTGACCTACCCCTAGATGAAAGCGAATTACCTTGGGACGCTAGAGATATAACGGCAGAACAACTTAAACGCTCAATTGAATATAATAACCATGACCTTGACGCAACTCGTGAATTGGTAATTAAGCGTATGGCGTGGATAATCAACAAGGCGAACACTATTGCCACCTTTGGACTTGATAGAGGGGCAATGATTCATACCAGCGCGATGATAACGGCAAAACTACTGGAAACACAAAAAGGTACATTTAACCCCCGTGAATTCCCAGAAGAATACAAAGAGCCTTACCAATTCACAGGGATAAATAAAGAAGCACATGACTTCTTCACACAATCAATCCGAAGTTATTGGGATTGGTATGATCGAAAAATGGCGGGGGAATCTGTACAGTCTCCTTCAAAAATTATTAAGATTGGTAATTTACCTATTCGATTAGGAACAGGTGGACTTCATGATACCAACACTACGAAGCATTGGAAAAGCAATGATGGTTACGTCCTAGAGCAGTGGGATATTAGTAGTGAATATCCTAGCCTCATGGTATACATGGACTTGATTAGTCGGGGTGTCGATAAGAAGAATACTCGTAAGTTCGTGGATATGTATCATACACGCCTTGACATGAAAGCAAAAGGAGACAAAGCCGGTGCTAGTGTTCGCAAAGTTCCATTAAATGCCGCATATGGCACAATGGGACAAGAGACCAGTGGTATGTATGACCCCTTGCGTCGCCTTCAGGTATGTTTTGGCGGTCAAACTGCACTGATTGACCTAATGCTTGGTGTTGAACCATATGCAGACCTATTAAGTGCTAACACTGATGGTATTGTTATCGGGTACAAACTTGAAAATAAAACCGCACTTTTGGATATAAAACAAGAATTTGAAGAGCGCACTAACTTTGATATTGAGATTGACCCAATTAAAGAACTATTTTATGCCAATGTGAACAACTACATCCTCAGATACCCTGACGATAGTGTTAAGGTTAAAGGGGCGCTGGTTGCACAAGCGCAAAGTGATACACATAAAATAAAGTCAGCCAACGCATTTCGCAAGAGTAAGCAAATTGTAGCGACTGCGGTTGTGGCTTACTACATGGACGGTGTACCAGTTGAAAAAACTATTTCAGAATGTTCTGATATATCCAAGTTCGCAATTGTATCCAAGGCACAACGTTCATCTTACGATGCTGTATATCACGGAGATAAGCAGGTTCAATTAATTAATCGTTGGGTGGCTAGTATTGATACATCACTACCTAACCTTACAAAGCACGCAATTGGAAAAGCACCTAACAGTCGGGATAAACTTGCTGGAACGGCGGATCACGTTGCAATCATAAACAATACTCTAGATTATCCTAGAGAAATGATTGACGAACAATATTACATTAATCAAGCAAATACAATAATTAAAGAAAGTTTTAAGTTATAAAGGGGATATTATGAATACAGTAGAATATGCAAAGAAAAACGGAATTACTCACCAACACGCAATTAGGGACTTACAAAAAGTGAATCGATTAGGCAAACCTATCACATATATTAGTCCATTTTCAGCACAAGCTACAAAGGCATACGAGGTAATTGAAGATGACAAGTAACCTTAATTCTATCGAGTCAATACACCTGTTAGCACAACAGGGTGTTTCAATTTCAGACATTGGCCAACTGGTATTTGCAAACCAAGAAAAATATTACCCTGATATTGATGGAGTTGAGTTGGGTGAAGCAATTAATGATGTTTTAAGCAAGCGAAACACCCGTTATGCAATTGAATTAGCTATCTTCATTGACAACCAAAGTGCATTAGGTGTGCTACCAGAATTCACACAGGAAGCACTAGATATTGACCGGGGTGTCTATGGTATTGACGAGCACCTTGCCCGCTACATTTGCGAGGGTTATGGTGCCATCGCATGGACTAATTTCGCATACATTGATAAGACAAAACCCGGAATCATTGGTGAAATTGATAAGCGCAATCATGCTGTTTTCCTTGATGACGTTGTCGGGGCAATTGTCGCAAGTGCTTCCGCACGTATCGCAAGCAAGCGGGAGGCGGATTGATGACTAGTAAGATTTTATTCAGAGCTAGAATTAACACATTCAATAAGTTTAGTTCTGGTAACCAAATGGAAATGGGACGGGGACGAATGTACCGATCAAAGTCTTATCACGGATATCACGATGAACTTTGGACCAATCTAATGGACGTACTCGATGATATGGGTGATATTGTTATTCCAAACGATAAGGCTTTACGAGTTAAACTCTGCTTTGGTTATCCCGTTCCAAAAAGTCTAGTTAAGACTAAGGCACAACGGGCGTTATTCAGTGACAATCTACTTCTACCAATCACGCGTGGGACTATGGACTTAGACAACACCACCAAAGGCGCCTCTGACGCAATTATGGACGTCTTAGGGTATGATGACTCACAAGTTTGTGAATACGTCTTGATGAAGCGTTATATTGGTTCTGATGAAGACTACCAGCTGGATATACAGATTGAAGAAATGGACGGGGGACAGGAAATTGTGTGGGTCGATAAATTTTAATGTTCATTTAAGATAAGGGATATATAATAAGTTTTGTAGTTAAGAAAAAAAAAAGAAACAAGAGGTATTCAAATGAAGTTAGTAAAGAATCCATACACCGATGATGCTGTAGCACACCCGAGTCACTATACAAATAACTATGGTAATATAGAAGTAAAGGACGCTATGAAAGCGTTCGTGTCAACACAAGACGAATACTTAGCATATTTGAAACTTAATGCTATTAAGTATCTTGGTCGGGAGGGTAAGAAAGACGATCGTAAGCAAGACTTACGGAAAGCAATCCAGTATATTGAATTTATGATTGATGAATTAGACAATTAAGGCTACAATTAAGATATACACGAAAGGGGTTTATTATGACTACACCATTACCAGCTGGTACTTACGCGGTACTTAAGCACACAATCGAGAGCGATGAATATAAGAACGCTGAGAATGTTTTCAATCTTGCATTCGAGAAGATGCGAAAAATTCCACAAACACTAACACAAGATCAATCAATTGCATTTCAAACTGCACTATTGAATGGTAAACTTGATAATGTTACCATTGACAAAAAGAACGAGTATTTCGTACACATTAAAGCAACCTATGGAACAGATTACTATTTTCAAAAACTCCCAGTAGAACCATATGTTACCAATCAAATTGGTTACGCATTACTAAGTGACGGGTTCACAAAGGAAGATGCGAAAACACTTGCAAGTTTGGTAGGTCATAATGCTGATGTTGTGTCAGCAGAAGAAGTATAAAGCCGAAAGGCTTTTTTCTTTTGTCTAATTTTATAGCTTTAAGGTTAGTTTAAGGTTCACGGGTTATACTAAGGTCATAGATAAATAAGAAAAGGAGATGTGGATATGGTAGGAGCTGTAATTATTGTATTGTTGGTAATGTTATTAGTCTTAAACATGAAGTTCTGGGACATGCTTAACAACGCTGAAAAAGAAATTGAACGCTTGAACAACAAAAAAGAACCTACTAACAAATAGTAGGTTCCTTTTATTTTATACCTTATACAATAATGTATAAGAGTTAAACCAAATCATGCCGTACTTACCAAAGATAATACCTACTGACGTTTTACCGTATTTATCAATTGTCCCATGGTTCCAAGGTTCATCAATCTTAAAGAATTGTTTAGGACTGATTGAGCTTTGGTTTGCTAACTTATTACCGTACTTGTCTACCAAGGTAATAATATCCGCAGGAATTCCACGCAAGTTCCAATCCTGCATGGTAATCTTTTTCTTACCTGCTAGATCGTAATTAATAACTTGCCAGATACCGTTGACTTTTTTGACTTCATCAATGTATAACGTACTGTTGATAACCCAGCGACCCCCAAGTTCATATAATCGCTTGGTAGCCTTATCAGCGTCCTTTGGAACAGGACTATTTACCGGTGTATTATATAGTGCGATTTCTTGGTTTCGTCGATTGCGTAACCCTTGTTCAAACGGAGTACCTCGCATGATGAAATTACCCATGTCTTGAGGCAAGTGCCACAAACCGGCATATTGATCAAAGATACCAGCGCCAAGGTTGTATGCGAATGATACCAGTGCGTCAAATTGGTTTTGGTTTGCATTAGGCATGAAACGTTGTACTGCTTTCTCATAAACCTTTAAATCGTCTTCAAACCACTTTTGCAAGGTTGCGGTGTCGTATCGCACACCTTTGCGGATAGGGTGATGCAAACTAGTTGAACCCCAACCCGCCGTGATAACTCCATCACCTAAATCATAACCATAGGGTTTAAAACCCTCGAATTTCTTAATTAAGTCTTGTCCTTTTTTACTTGTTTTCATTTTTACCCCTCACTTTATCCATAGCTTTGACAACTACATCAGGCACAGGAATGCCCATTTTATTTAGATTCTCAATAACTGAAAGCACATACATAACCCCAAAGAAACCAATCCCTGCCATAATAGCCCCATCGGTTATCAT